TTAGAATTTGAAAAAAAGTTAATATATGAAAATTAATAAAAAAGCACTTCAATTGATTGATAAAGGATTATCGTCTAAAACGGTTAGTAAGTTAACTGAATCACAAATTAATGTATTACATAAAAAATTGTTTTCAGAACAAACTATGGTTTCTAAATCTGACACCTCAACAATCAATAAATTAAAAACGGAGAAAAAACCGTTCCAAGTTTACGAAAAAGAACTTGATGAGGACGACACATTAAATGTCGTAAATGACCCTGACGCAACAGAAGATGGGATGGGAATTTTTGAAAAAGATTATAAAGATGGTCCAAATCCATGGGCTATATGTCATGCTCAAGTAGGTCCAAAAAAATCAAGAAAATGGGAGAGATGTGTAATGGCCGTAAAAAAACAATTGAAAGAAGGAAAAAATCCATTATCTTTGTTCCTTGAAACTCAAATAGAAAGAATTGTGGAAAAACATATACCCCCAAGAATCACAAAAAGTGATTTATTAAAAATTGTTAAAGAATCAACTAAAGGTAGTGAGTCATCAAAACCTGGTGTAGCACCTACTTATCCAAAACCTGGTCCTACAAAAAAGCGTGAAACTAAAGAACAGGCAACTGCTCCGGCACCAGCAAAACCGGCAACGAGACCAACAACAAAACCAACAACAACACCAAAAGAAAAACCATTTAGTCCGGGAAAAAATCCTGCACCTGCAGTGAAGCCAGCTCCAAAAGCAGGTAAAATTAACCCTGAAACGGCTAAAGAGAAGGTAATTGATATAATAATGAACATCTTAGAAAAATAATATATGAGAAAGAAATACAACGAACAATTTGATTATGGGGATAGACCTGAAAGAATGGACCCAAACTTGGAACGAAAATTAGGCAGTCCTGAAAACCTTTATGCTAAAAACCCCGCATTGAAAGGTGGGGTTGAAGATGTTCAAAAATTAGTAAGTAAAAGATTTCAAAAAGTTGCTCAAAAATTAAGTCAAGTTACTGGTATTGAAGACCTTAGTTCTCAACAAGTCCAACAAATGATTTATTCAGAAATGATGAGAAAACTTCCCAATATTATGAGGATTGAAGGTAGACATAGAGATGAGTTGATTCAATTGGCGATAGATGCATCATTAGATGAAACCGAAACACCTGAAGAGTGGTATCAAATTGAAGCTACTTTAGGAATGCCCGACGCTGGTAATTTTAGATTTAATCCTGAAGATGAGGAAGAAGATGATGAGGAAGAAAAGGATGAACAACCTAGTATACCTTCATTTGATATTGAAGACTTAACCGATGAAGAAATTTTAGAGTTAGAAAAACACAAAAGAAATATAATTAATGCTATTATTCAGGGAGCTGCGAAAAAAGGACACTATATGTTCCAAAAACCGGAAATTAAATCGAGATTAGACGCGATTGACCCATCTTTGTATCAAGATTATTTGGGTATAATGGCGATTAATGATTTCATGTATTTCAGTATGGAACAAATGATTGAAATGATGAGTCAAACAGGTCAAGGTGTTGCAGGTAAAGTTGAATTAGGTGATGCTGATGAGGATGAAGATGGTGAAGGAGGTGAAGACCAACCTGATACTAAAATTATGGCAACAGGTCTTATATTTCCAATACTTTGTCATGAGATTATAAAAGGTTTAGAAGAAGCCAAAGGACGACACGGATATCCTAAAGACCCAAAATTAGCTAATAAAGTTTTAAGTCAAACGGACACTTTAAGTAACGAACCAATGCAATTAAGAATTGGCCCTGAGATAGTTGAAAGAATTAGATTTGCGTTACCTGATGAAATATTTGACCCAAGTAATAAAGGATTAATAAATTGGTTCCACATTCTATTATACCAAATTGAGGCTCAAGAATTTTTAGAAGTAATTGGAAACGCAATATCTGACGATAAATCAAAAGTTAAACTAGCAACTAACAGATTTAAAGAAATTGTTAAAGAGGCCATGGTGATGAAACAAGAGTTTGAAGATTATAAAGAAGAACAAGGTGTTAATTCAGATAGTGATGGTAATGATGACGATGATGGTATGTTAGATGACTTTTTAAGTGATTTAGGGATACCTAGAGCACCAAGAAATTAATGTGTGAATAAAGAACAACTAATAATTGAAGTTACGAAGTGTATGAGGAATACTCCTTACGCACTTCGAACTTACTTACAAACTTACGATAATACCGTATCAAAATATGTCCCACTGGACTTATTCCCCGACCAAGTTAGTTTAATTGAAGATTACGATAGGTATAACGAGAATATTGCGTTAAAGTATCGTCAGGCGGGTGTATCCACGGTTACCGCGGCTTGGATATCAAAAAGATTAGTTTTTGCGAAGAAAAACAAACCTGAAAAAATTCTAATCATTGCCAACAAATTGGATACATCTGTTGAGATGGCCAATAAGGTGAGAGGTTTTACCGAACAATGGCCGGCATGGGTCGGAGTTACATTCTCGAAAGAAAAAAATTCGCAAAGACACTTTAAGTTAAGTAATGATTGTGAAGTAAAATCGGTTGCAACCTCAAAGGATGCCTTGAGAGGTTATACCCCAACCATTCTTGTATTTGACGAGGCTGCGTTTATCGAAGCGGATTCAGACTTTTGGTCAGCGTGTATGGCGTCCCTATCTACCGGGGGTAAAGTTATTGTGGTATCAACTCCAAACGGATACGACCCGATTTATTACGAAATTTACGACCAATCATTAAGAAATATGAATGATTTCAAAATATCTGAAATGTTTTGGTATCGTGACCCGAGATATACAAAAGATTTGTATATGGTTAAAACCAATGACTTAGTTCATTATTTGTTAAATCGGGAAGAATATTCTGAAAAAGATATTATCAATTTATCGATGGAAAATCCGTATGAAAGAGACCATTTGGTCGTAACGGATTACATTTCACAAGGATATAAACCATGTTCCGCATGGTTTGAGGGTATGGTTAAAAAGTTGAAATTTGACCGAAGAAAGGTTGCTCAAGAGTTGGAATGTAACTTCTTGGGTTCCGGTGATAATGTATTTGAGTCTGATTTGATGCAGGGTATTGCCAAAAACACATTGAGGGACCCACAAGCAAAACTTATGGGTGGTTCATTATGGATATTTGAAGAACCTGTGAATGGACATAAGTATGTCATGGGTGTCGATGTGTCAAGAGGAGATTCTGAAGATTTCTCGTGTATACAGATTATTGATTTTGACACCAGAGAACAAGTATTGGAATATGTTTCAAAAGTTCCACCTGATGTATTGGCAGAAATAGCATATAAGTGGGGAACAATGTATAATGCCTATTGTGTGATTGATATCACCGGAGGTATGGGAATTTCCACCGCAAGAAAACTACAAGAGTTAAATTATCAAGGAGGTTTATATGTTGATAATGTTGACACAAGTAATAAGTGGAAATGGGACCCGAAAATAAACGATAAAATACCTGGTATTAACTTTAATTCAAAAAGAGTTCAGATTATCGCAGCGTTTGAAGAAGGCGTTAGACATGGGTTCAAAGTATATTCAAATAGACTATACAATGAAATGAATACGTTTGTCTATGTGAATGGTAGACCCGACCACCAAAAAGGTCATCATGACGATTGTATTATGTCTGTATCCATGGCGTTATATGTCGCGGAAAAGTCATTCCAATCAATAGAAAAAGTTACCAATCATACAAAGGCGATGTTAAATTCATGGGCGACGAACGTAAATGAAAATAAAAACTCATCCGATTTTTTCAACCCCATGGTTCCTCAAATGGGTAGGAATGGTAATTTAAGTAATAATGGTGACGCAACCAAGGGTGATTATCAAAAATATGGATGGTTATTTGGTGCTCGGTAACTATTTATATTATCAAGGTAATGAGTAAATTTAAATTATGAGCGAAAACAATCTTACGGTCTGGCAAAGGTTGTCCAAGACATTCGGGCCAAACTCTTTATTAAAACAAGACTATCCAACTTTTAAGTTTGATAAAAAAGAACTTTTAAGAACCACAAATAGAGATGATTTTGAAAGAGAAAAACTTCAGGCGCAACAAACGTTTTATTTAACAAACCAATGGGCTAAAGTTGAAAATAATTTATATTCACAAGCAATATATTATGAACCATCGAGATTGTCGGCACAATACGATTATGAATCCATGGAATATACTCCGGAAATTTCAGCAGCATTAGACATATATTCTGAAGAATCTACAACAACAAATGAGGATGGATTTATTCTTCAAATTTTTTCAGAATCAAAAAGAATTAAATCTGTTTTAGCGGACTTATTTAACAACGCACTTGATATTAACACCAATTTACCAATGTGGACAAGAAACACATGTAAGTATGGTGATAACTTTATTTATTTAAAATTAGACCCTGAGAAAGGTATTATTGGTTGTCAACAATTACCAACAATTGAGATTGAAAGACATGAGATTGGTGTTTCAGGTAGAATTTCACAAGATATTCCAAAAGAAAAAGATGAAAATAAAAAGGCACTTCATTTTACTTGGAAAAATAGAAACATGGAGTTTCAATCATGGGAGGTGGCTCACTTTAGATTATTGGGTGATGACCGGAAACTTCCTTATGGTACTTCTATGTTGGAAAAGGCGAGACGTATTTGGAAACAATTATTGTTATCGGAAGATGCAATGTTGATTTACAGAACATCAAGAGCACCTGAAAGAAGAATGTTTAAAGTATTCGTTGGAAACATGAATGATGATGATGTTGAAGCATACGTAAACCGTGTTGCCAATAAGTTCAAAAGAGAACAAGTTGTGGATGCTAAAACAGGAAATGTAGATATGAGATTCAACCAAATGGCTGTTGACCAAGATTATTTCATTCCTGTTCGTGACCCAGCGGCACCGGACCCAATCACAACATTACCGGGAGCAACAAATTTATCAGAGATTGCCGATATAGAATATATTCAAAAG